CGACATGGACGACAAGTCAATAAAAGAATTGGAATACCAATTTGACAAATCAATATTGTCTATGCTACAATAGAAAAAACAAGGAGAAATAATGAATAAAATAGTAGGACTAAAGAATATAAATGCTTTACTAGATAAGAAGACAGATGAAAACGGTCCAAAGGTTCGCTGGCTAAAGTTAGCCGATGGACAGGCAGTAAAGATTAGATTTATTGAAGAGTTGGACGAAGACTCTGCAAACTATAACGAAAAGCGTGGACTTGCATTCGTTGTTAAGGAACACACAAATCCAAAGGATTACAAGCGCAAGGCTGTAGACACACTAGAAACAGAAGGTCGTGACTGGGCTGAAGAGATGTACCGCAAGGATCCAAAGGGAAATAGTGGATGGCGTGGCCGTCTTCGTTTCTATTGCAACGTTCTTGTCGACGACGGTATCGAAGCACCATATGTTGCAATCTGGTCAATGGGTATCAGCAAGCAATCATCTTTTAATACAATTAAAGAGTATGCTATGGAAACAGGTAGCATCTCTAACGTACAGTGGAAGTTAAAGCGTAATGGTCAGGGAACTGAAACATCTTACACTTTGATTCCTTCTGCTCCAGATAAGGAGCCTTTCAACTGGGAAAGTGTTGAGCCATATGCTCTAGAGAAGGCATTGCGTCGAGTTCCATATGCGGAGCAAGAAGCATTCTATCTAGGTTTTGATTCACCTTCATCTACATCAGCGACGAATATCGACTGGTAGTAGATGAACTACGTACCACTACACTTACATACTCACTTTTCGTTATTCGATGGTATTGGGTTGCCATCTGAATATGTAGATCGTGCTACAAAACTGGGTATGCCTGCAATTGCGATTACAGACCATGGCTCCCTTTCTGGCCACAGAGAAATGTATCGTATTGCCAAAGCAAGTGGTATCAAACCTATTCTTGGCATAGAAGGTTATATGTGTGAAGATCGCTTTGATCATAGAGATAAAAGCGAAAGAACCGATCAACTTGATATGGTTTATAACCATATAATTCTTCTAGCCAAGAATAAGGTTGGATTAGAAAACCTAAACAAACTAAATGAAATTGCTTGGACAGAAGGATATTACAAGAAGCCAAGAATAGATTTTGAAGTTTTGTCTAAGTACAAAGAAGGTATTATTGTATCTTCTGCTTGTCCAAGTGGAATCATTGCTAAGTCAATTGAACTTGGTGAACTTGGTATGGCAAAGAAATATATTAAGTGGTTTAAAGAACAGTTTGGCGATGATTATTACCTTGAGGTAATGCCACATAATGATGACTCAATAAATAGAAACATTTTATTGTTAGCCGATGAATTTAAGGTTAAGCCAATTGTTACTCCAGACTGCCACCATGTTGATCCATCACAAAAAGAAATTCAAGAACTAAAACTTATCTTAAATACATATTCCAATAAAATTCAAAAAGATGCCACATATGAAAAGTCAAAAAAGCAGGGTGACTTAATGAGGCGTTTAGACTACCTATATGGTGCAGATAGACAGATGTCGTTTAATAAGTTTGACATACATCTTCTTTCTTATGAAGAGATTCAGGCTGCTATGGAAAAGCAAGCAATCTGGAGAACTGATATTTATGAAAATACAATTGACCTTGCTAATAAGGTTGAAGACTATGAGATCCAAGATAATCTAAACCTCCTTCCAGTTCAGTATAAAAATCCAGACAAGCAATTAAAAGAATTGGCTATGGCTGGTTTGGTAGAAAAAGGTCTTGATACAAAACAAGAATATCTTGATAGACTTGAAGAAGAGTTAACTGTAATTCAAGATAAAAAGTTTGGTCCATACTTCCTTGTTGTTCAAAGCATGATATCTTGGGCAAAGAAAGAAAAGATTATGGTTGGTCCTGGTCGTGGATCATCTGCTGGTTCTTTGCTTTGCTATGCACTTGGCATCACTGATATCGATCCACTAAAGCATGGATTACTGTTCTTCCGATTTATTAATCCAGAGCGTAATGACTTTCCTGATATCGATACAGATATTCAAGATACTCGTCGTGACGAAGTAAAAGATTATTTAGTAAGGCAGTATAAGCATGTTGCATCTATTGCAACATTTTTAGAATTTAAAGATAAAGGTGTTGTACGAGATGTTGCTCGTGCACTAAATATTCCATTAGTAGATGTTAATAAAGTTTTGAAGTTGGTAGATACTTGGGATGAGTACTGCACATCAAAAACAACTGCATGGTTTAGAGAGAAATATCCAGAGGTAGAGCAATATGGAGAACAATTACGTGGTCGTATTAGAGGTACTGGCATACACGCTGCTGGTGTTGTCACTAGTAAAAATCCTATTTTTAGGTACGCACCGTTGGAGACACGTTCTTCTCCTGGTTCCGATGACCGCATACCTGTTGTGGCGGTGGACATGGAAGAGGCTGAGAAAATCGGACTCATCAAAATCGACGCACTTGGTCTTAAAACCTTAAGCGTTATTAACGATACATTAAATATTATCAAGGAGCGAGAGGGCACTGAGATAGATCTTTTAAGTCTTGATATGGATGATTCCAAGGTTTACCAGATGCTTTCTGAGGGGTATACAAAGGGTGTGTTCCAATGTGAAGCCACACCTTATACCAACCTACTTGTTAAGATGGGTGTAAAGAATTTAGCAGAACTTGCTGCCTCCAATGCCTTGGTTCGTCCAGGTGCAATGAATACTATTGGCAAGGACTATATTGAACGCAAGCACGGCAGACAGGCAGTAAATTATCTGCATCAAACCATGAAACCATTCACACAAGAAACATATGGGTGTATCCTATACCAAGAGCAGGTTATGCAGGCCTGTGTTGAACTTGGAGGGATGTCTTGGTCTGAAGCGGACAAGGTTCGTAAGATCATTGGTAAAAAGAAAGATGCTAGAGAATTTGATGCTTTTCGTGATAGGTTCGTTGATGGTGCTAGTAAGTTTGTTAGTCCTAATCAGGCTCGTGATTTATGGCATGACTTTGAGGCGCATGCGGGTTATTCGTTCAACAAGTCTCATGCGGTTGCTTACTCTACGCTCTCGTATTGGACGGCATGGCTAAAGTATTATTATCCAATTGAGTTTATGTACTCACTACTTAAGAATGAAAAGGACAAAGATGCACGAACTGAATATCTTATTGAAGCGAAAAGAATGGGCATTAGCATTAAACTACCTCACATTAACGATTCGGATATTGATTTTAAAATTGAGGGTAAGGGTATTCGGTTTGGATTGTCGGGGATCAAGTTTATCTCTGATAAGATTGCAGAACGATATATATCGGCACGACCTTTTAAGTCTTTCGAGGAAGTTAAAGCCTTTACATTTACAAAAGGTAATGGAGTCAACAGCAGAGCGCTTGAAGCATTAAGACTTATCGGAGCAGCAACGTTTCCTGATAATCCAAGAAATGATGATGAGTTACGAGAACATCTTTATGAATATTTAGGTTTGCCAGAATTTACACAAACAGTTCCATCACATTATCACGCATTCATTAATCCAGTAGAGGACTTTGAAGAAAAGGGTTCATTTATTTTAATGGGTATGGTAAAAGGAATTAAGCGTGGCAAAGGTTGGTCTCGTGTTGAGATCTTAGATAAGACTGGAAGCATTGGAGTATTTGATGAAGAACAAACTACAATTGAGGCTGGACGAAGTTATATTGCACTCTGTTCTGATAACAGAATTGTTAGTGCTGTTCCTGTGGACGAGATAAAAGGATCTGACTCTGCTTTAGTTAGATTCTTAAACTACAGAATGTTGCCATACAAAGACGACGAGTTATTTGTGGTATCCTTTAAACCTAGGATAACTAAAGCAGGTAAAAAGATGGCTTCGCTTACTCTAGCAGATACTTCTAGAGAGTTGCATTCTGTAACAGTATTCCCTACAGCATTTGCTAAGGCATATATGAAAATAGAAGAAGGACACGCATACAAGTTTGAATTTGGCAAAACCAAAGATGGCACCGTAATATTGGAGGATGTAAATGTCGGTTAGCATTGAAGATGTATTAGCACAGTTAAACCCTAAGTTAAGAAAGAGTATATTGGTAGGAGATGAAGTTCCAAAGACTGAGTACGCAGCAACACCCAGCCACGGACTTAATCGTGCCCTAAATGGTGGACTACCATATGGAAGACAGGTATTAATATGGGGATCAAAATCATCTGCTAAATCATCTTTATGTTTGCAGACAATTGCATTAGCGCAAAAAGAAGGCAAGGTCTGTGCATGGATTGATGCCGAAATGTCATATGATAAATCATGGGCAGAGAAGTTAGGCGTAGACACATCAAAACTAATTGTTTCTCAGGCTAGAACAATTAATGAAATGGTCGATGTCGGTGTAAATCTTATGGAGGCTGGAGTAGATTTAATTGTTGTAGATTCTATTACATCTCTTCTACCTGCTATTTATTTTGAAAAAGATTCTGACGAACTTAAGCAATTAGAAAACACAAAACAAATTGGCGCTGAGTCTCGTGACTTTAGTAATGCATGGAAGATGATTAACTATGCTAATAATAAAGTTAAACCAACACTGTTTATATTAATTAGTCAGTCAAGAAATAATATTAATGCAATGTACACAAGCCAACAACCGACTGGTGGGCAGGCTACTAAATTTTATTCCTCTACTGTTGTTAAACTATTTTCATCAGAATCAGACAACCAAGCACTAAAGGGAAAGATATATGTTGGTGACAAGGCTATTGAAGAAAAGATTGGCAGAAAGGTTAGATGGGAACTCCAGTTTTCAAAAACTAGTGCTGCTTTTCAGTCTGGTGAATATGATTTCTATTTTAGAGGCGATACTTTGGGCATTGACTCTGTCGCTGATCTTGTTGATACTGCTGAATCTTTGGGCATAGTTGAAAGAACTGGAGCATGGTATGTTCTGCCAGATGGATCAAAGGTTCAGGGTAGAGATGGATTTGTTAATAGAGTAAGAGAGGATCTTGATCTACAAGATATGATTAAGAATAAGATCAGTGGATAAATACACTATCTGTGAAGGAAAGTTTCCATGCAAGACCTGTAAAAAGGAAGTAAAAACTATGCGGGTTTATCTATCTACTGGGATTGCATCTTGGATGTGTGCAGATAAGCATTTATCAGAAGTTCAATTGTTTAAGGTTGGGTATAAGAAAGTAAAAAGAAATGACTGAAAAAAATGAAAGTAAAAGGTTAGGGGCAAAGCAGCATAAAAATTCTGGTAGAAATACCAAGAAGGGTGATGCTACTTGGGCAAACTTTACTGTAGATTTTAAAGAAAACTCAAAATCTTTTACGCTTAATCAAGATGTATGGGCTAAAGCAGTTACAGATGCTATACGAAATGGCAACGACCCAGCAATTGTGGTGGTACTTGGCGAGGGTAACAAGAAGGTAAGACTTGCTATAATAGAGTTAGAACTACTAGAACAGATGGTGAATAATGGAACAGAGTAATACAACGCTTGAAATGGTCAATGGTTTGTCAGAAATAGCAGAATATATGGAGGACGAGGAGTTAACCTCTGCCCTAACATTTATTGCTAAGATAATTATTAAGCCAGATATCCCCATGAGCGTGGCTACTGTAGAAATAGTTAGACTACAGGCAATTGCAGCCAAGATGGCATTTAGGGCTACATGGATGGCTAATGTGGATAAGTCAAATAGAGGAAAGAAGAATATTTACTATACAGCAGCAGAGTCAATCAATAGTCTCGTGTCTGCTCTTAAATACATAATTAAGTGATATCTGCTATAATTAATACAAACAAGGGATAACAATGACTAAAAATTTATTGAAGCAAGTAATGATCAAGAGTCCAGAGAAAAAGCATGAATCTAAAGAAGATACAAGTTTTGTTGACGGTTTAATAGAAAAAATAGAATCTGGCTACATGACAAAAACAAAGCCAAGGTTTAGTAAAAAGACAAATTTTTCAGCATCCGCTTTAACTTATGGCGCTGGAGAGTGTCCTAGATACTGGTACCTTGCATTTGATGGACAGGTTCATTACGACAACTCTGACGCATTTGGTGTTGCAAATAGAACTAACGGAACACTTGGTCATGAAAGAATTCAGGAGGCCATAGAGGCTTCTGGACTTCTTGATGAAGATATGGAATTAGATCCCATTGAAAGAAAATATAATAAGCAAACTCATCCAGCAATGGAGTTTAGAGTTAAACTAGACGATCCACCTTTTGACGGGTATGGAGATGTCATGCTTAAGCATAATGGGGAAAGAATTATTGGTGAAATTAAAACAATAATGAATGAAGGCTTTGAATACAAAAAGAATAGTAGAAAGCCTAAGATGGGTCATCTTATGCAATTGCTAATCTATATGAAGGTTTGGAAAGTCGGCAAGGGTGTAATGATTTATGAAAATAAAAATAATCATGAGTTGTTGACTTTACCAGTAGTAGTAAACGATCATTACCGTCGGTGGGTAGACCAGGCATTTGATTGGATGAGAACAGTACACAAGTCTTGGAAGGATCGAGAGTTGCCACAAAAGCCTTATCGATCTAATTCTAAAATTTGTAAGGTGTGCCCAATCCAAAAAGCATGTGCTGAAGCAGAGGCAGGGGTAGTTAAAATTAAACCTCTGGAGTTGCTAGAAAATGAAGAGTTGTAGATGGTGCGATCATACATTTGAATCTGATGTATCTTATCAGATATATTGTTCAGAAAAATGCAGAGAGCAAGCCACTAAAGAAAAAATTGCACAAAGATATATTCAAACTAGACGACAAAAGCGTAAGGGTAAGAATAGAACTTGTAAGCAGTGTGGAGAGAAGTTGTCCATATATAACGATGAGCCGTTATGTAATCAATGTGTAATCAATCCAATAGATGTTAAAAAAGTTTTAAAACAAGTAAAGGGATTGTCAAATGACAAAGGCAAAAGAAACAGATAGATATCCAGAAGGCAACTACGGTAAAAGGCCTGGAGTAATTTGCTCTATAGATGCTAGTACTAATAATCTTGCTTTTGCAATATATTCATATAACAAATTAGATTGTTATGGAAAAATAACATTTAATGGTAGGGATATATACGAAAAGATAACTGATGCATGTAAAAAGTCTAAGGCATTGTTTGATCACTATAACTTAGTTGAGGCTATTGTTATTGAGCATACAGTCTTTATGAATAGTCCAAAAACTGCAGCAGACCTTGCATTAATACAAGGTGGAATCCTAGGTGGTGCTGGTCTATCTGGTATCCAAATTATTGGTAAGGTATCTCCAATTACTTGGCAAAATTATTTAGGAAATAAAAGATTAACTAAAGAAGAACAAATTAGGATTAGATCTCTGAATCCTGGAAAGTCAGACTCATGGTATAAATCTTATGAGCGTGAATTCAGGAAGCAAAGAACAATAAAACTATTAGATGTTATTTATGATAAGAAAATAACAGACAACGATGTTGCAGATGCATGTGGCATTGGTCACTGGTCAATAAATAACTGGAATAAGGCTATTGGATTTGACAAGGATGAGTCATGAGTGCTAAACTATATACAAGTGAGTTATGGCTTAAAAAGAGATATCACATTGATAAGAAATCTCCAGAGGCTATAGCAAAAGAATGTGGGGTAAGCGTGGAAACTATTTATGTATATCTTGCTAAGTTTGGATTAAGGAAGTCAAAGAGATGAAGTTAGAGCCAGTTTTTCCAGATTCACAACAATTTAAATGTGAAGATTTATATTTACTTACAGTAGGAACAGAGGCTGGAAAAGAAATACTAGAAACCTGCCATGAAATTGCACACATGTTAGTAAAAAAGAATATTGCTTATGGCAACTCAGCCCTTGAGCCTGTACGTATATTTTCAAAGGCGGGACCAAGAGAGCAACTCCATGTTCGTATAGATGATAAGTTAAACAGACTTATGAAGGGTACAGAGTATCCAGGAGACAATGATATTGATGACTTAATAGGATACTTGGTATTGCTAAAAATAGCAAAGTCAAATGATTTAGGAACTCAGGGGGATTATCAACTTGTCAACTGAAGAAGATTTAATTAAGCATCTTGATGAAATTAATAATGTTGTAGGAGAATACCTAAAAGGAAATGATGCAACAAAGATTTCCAAAGATCTTTCAATACCAAGAACTCGTGTAGTTCAGCACATCAATGAGTGGAAGGTTATGGCATCTGCTAATGATGCTATTCGTGCTCGTGCTAAAGAAGCACTTGCAGTTGCAGACACACATTATAATAAACTAATTGCAAAGTCGTATGAGGTTATTGATGAAGCATCCATGACCAACAACCTTGGGGCAAAGACTGCAGCAATTAAACTTGTTATGGATATTGAGTCTAAGAGAATCGATATGCTACAAAAGGCTGGGCTTCTTGAGAATAAAGAACTCGCAGAAGAAATGCTACAAATAGAAAAGAAGCAAGAAGTTTTAATGGCAATTCTTAGAGACATAGCATCTGAGTACCCACAGGTTCGTGATGAGATTATGCGTAGACTTTCTGATGTTGCCAAAAAGGATGAAGTGATTACCATTGTCCATGAAGTTTGATGATTTCCTTGAGGCTTTAGCAGATAGTCATTTTGAAGAAACTCCAGTCGATGCAAAGACGTTTGTTGAGTCTCCAGACTATTTAGGTCAGCCAGGATTATCTGATATCCAGTATGACATTGTTGAGGCAATGAGTCAGATTTATCGCAAAGAAGATCTTATAAATATTATGGGAGAAGAAGAGGGGTCAAGATATTATGACAAATACACAAAGAATGAAATCATTCTACAACTTGGCAAGGGTAGCGGTAAAGACTTCACCTCTACTGTGGCTTGCGCTTATATTGTATACAAATTACTATGTCTCAAAGATCCAGCAAAATACTTTGGAAAACCATCAGGGGATGCGATAGATTTAATTAACGTTGCTATTAATGCTCAACAGGCTAAAAACGTTTTCTTTAAAGGTTTCAAATCAAAGATTGAGAGATCACCATGGTTTGCTGGTAAGTATGAAGCAAAGGTAGACTCTATTGGTTTTGATAAATCTGTTACAGTTTACTCTGGACACTCTGAGCGTGAATCTCATGAAGGTTTAAACCTTTTACTTGCAGTGCTCGATGAGATTTCTGGTTTTGCATCTGAGGTTGCAACTGGTAATGAGCAGGGTAAGACTGCTGACAACATCTACAAAGCATTTCGTGGATCAGTAGATTCTCGTTTCCCTGACCTTGGCAAGGTAGTTCTTCTATCATTCCCACGCTATAACGGAGACTTTATTTCTGAGCGGTATGAAGCAGTAATTGCTGACAAAGAAGTAGTAAGTAAAACACATAGGTTTATAATTAATCCACTACTTCCAGAGGATGATAAGGATAACTGGTTTGAGATTGCATGGGATGAAGATCATATTAAGTCATATAAATACCCTGGAGTTTTTGCTATTAAAAGACCTACATGGGAAGTAAATCCTACAAGACAGGTAGACGATTTTAAAATTGCATTTATGACAGACCTTGGTGACGCAATGATGCGTTTTGCCTGTGTTCCTACATATGCATCAGATGCCTTTTTTAAACAAGCAGATAAGGTTCGTGCTTGTATGACATCCAGAAATCCACTGGATCAATTCAGAAGATTTGAAGAAAACTTTAAGCCAGACCCAGATAAAGTTTATTATGTTCATGCTGACCTTGCACAGAAACACGATAAGTGTGCTGTTGCAATTGCACATGTTGAAAAGTGGGTTAATGTTCAGGTAATTAAAGACTATGAGCAGATATCACCTATTGTTGTTGTCGATGCTGTAGCATGGTGGGAACCAAAAGTAGAGGGGCCAGTCAATCTTTCAGAGGTAAAGCAGTGGATACAAAATCTACGCAGACTTGGATTTAATATAGGGTTAGTTACTTTTGACCGTTGGCAGTCCTTTGATATCCAGAATGAGTTGCAGGCAGTGGGCATGAGAACAGAAACAGTTTCTGTAGCCAAGAAGCACTACGAGGATATGGCTATGCTTGTATATGAGCAAAGACTAGTAATGCCTGCTATCGAACTTTTGTTTGAAGAACTAACAGAACTTAAAATTATGAAAAATGACAAGGTCGATCACCCACGCAAAAAATCTAAGGACCTTGCTGATGCTGTGTGTGGATCTATCTTTGGTGCGATATCCTATACACCCAGAGATCAAAACCTTGAAGTCGAGGTTCATACATTTAGGGGACAGCCCCGCAGAGTTGACACGCTCCCTGAGAACGTGATACAATATAAACCTAACCAAATAGAAGATATAAAAGACTATCTGGATAGACTAAAAACACTATAAACAATGAATAAAAGGAGAAAAATGAATTCATTCAAGAAAATCGCACTAGCCGTGGTTGCAGCCATGACTTTGGGCATGGTCGCCGTAGCACCTGCAAATGCTACAGTAATGACAGTAGCGGTAACGCTAGATGGAACAGCAAATACAACTAATGGTGTAATTGCTACCCCTGCCACATTGCCAGTACCAGCAGATAACACAATTGATGCAGCAGATGCACTACGCTTTGTAGCAACAGTAGCAGCAGGAACATCAGTAACTGCAACTGCAACTAACGCAACAATCGTATCTGCACTACACACATCAGCAGCACCAGTAGGAGCATCGTCAGGATCATCATCTTTGACAATTGCAACAGGTACTGGAACAACTGCAACATTTTTTGTCTACACAAAGACAACAGCAATTGGAACCGTTGTAATTAACAATGGTGGAACAACTCTTACATACTATGTACAGGGTACTGCTGGCAAGATCAATAACCTAACAGTTTCAGCACCTACAGCAGGTGCAGCAGGAACTAAGCAGGATATCGTTGTAACTGCAACAGATGCATTTGGCAACAAGGTATCTGGCAAGTCAATTACAGCAACCGTATTTGCTTCAACAGCAGTTATGGATACAGCAACAGTAACAACTGGTGCTACTCTAACAGACTTTGGAACAGCAACTTTTAAGGCTACTCTTCCAACAACAGGAACACGCTCACTAATTACTTTTGCACCAACAACATCATCAGATGCAGTTGCAGCAGCAGTAGTTGGTTTGACTGCTCCAACACTTGCACCATTCGCAGAGATTGCAGTTCGTGATCTAGTATCAGAACTTGCTGCACAGACTGCTGCAAAGATTGCTGCAGAGAATGCTCTTGCTGCTGCCGTTGCTAAGGCTGCAGCCGATGCTGCTGCTGCAAAGGTTGCTTCAGATGCAGCACTTGCTGCTAAGAATGCAGAACTTGCAAAGTTCAAGGAAGACACAACAACAGCAGTTGCTCAGGCAAAGGCTGCTTCAGATAAGGCACTTGCAGATGCAAAGGTTGCACATGATGCAGCAATTGCCAAGTTGACTGCAGATAACGCTGCAGCAATTGCTTCTTTGAAGAAGTCATTCAATACACTTGCAAATCGTTGGAACAAGAAGAATCCACGAGCAAAGGTTACACTGATTAAGTAATTAATCAAATAATGGGGGGGTGGGGAAACCTGCCCCCCTTTTTGTTTTGAGGTGATATAATTGAGTATGTTTGATTTAATGGAAAACGCAAAGCAAAACAGTAAGGTTCTGACTGTTGAAAAATACCATACATCAGAAATCACATGGGAAGATGTGGCAAAATTTTTATATAGTGAATCACTTATACCAAATGAAATACTTAAGGATAGAATTTTAAATCAAGGTGGTTCCTTTAGAGGCAATGTTGAAATTCAATCAGGGCTATGGTTTGCTCCGCAAGGAAGGAAATCAATATTTAGTCATTTTAAAGGTGTAACTGAATTACTATACAAATTAAATAAATCTGTAGACAACACTAATTGTGATTATTATGAAGCCAAGCCATGTAATTGTAAGAGTGATTGGCACCTGCAGGGAATAAGAATATCAATGACTGATAAGATTACTGGCTATCATGCAGATACTGTTGATGCAATTTTTTGGCAAATACTTGGAACATCTTTGTGGGAAGTAGATCAAGAAGAAACTTATGAATTAAAGCCAGGAGATATAGTTTATTTGCCTACCGAAACAGAACATAAGGTTTGGGGAGTTGGCCCAAGATTAGGGCTTATAATTGACAATCTTAATACTAAATATTTAAAATAAAAATGCTATAATTATCCTATTAATTGTGGAGGCTGAAAGGATAATTAAAAGATTAACACGAATAACACTTGCAACCTTCTTAGCCTTTGGTTGGCTCTTAATAGCCCCCACAGAGGCTCATTCTGACGACCCTCTAACTGTTGCAGCCCAAGAAATACAGGAACTTAACGATAGCGTAGACGATCTTGGCTACCAAGATGACTTTATAGATCTTATAGAGATAGCAGAAAATAAGTTTGCCTCAGCCACAAATGCGAAGGAACTTAAAGATGATGCCTATGATGCTCATGAAGATGCAGTAGAGGCAGAAGCCACAGCCTTAGAAGCAAAGAACCTTGCCCAGTCAAATGTGGATGGTCAGACAGCCACAGTAGCCTTGGCCCTTGAACATAAAGACAACGCTCTTGAAGAAAAGAATGATGCTCAAGATGCACTAAGCATAGCCAATATTAATGTTCAAACCACACAGTCTAATATGCAGGCTGCTGGAGGAGAAGGTTTGGCATATACTGTTTATACTCTTGTCAGACAAGGAAATGTCGCTACCCCAGGATCTGTGCTTTGTTCTGGCACCTGGAACTCAAGCCACATGCAACTACCAGTTTGTGGTAACAGATACGAAAACTTTATAGTTAAGTTCACTGGTCAAATAACAGTACCGTCTTGGTTCACATCAACATATTTTGCAGGATATACAGATGATGGATTTAGAATGTATGTAGACGGAAATCTTGCTGTTGACAATTGGGTAGAGCAAGGAACTACTTGGAGCGATTATTCACCAGTATATGATGTTAGCGAAGACAAAACATTGAGTGTAGAGATTTGGTGGTATAACGGTGGAGGACCAGGCTCCTATCATCTTGGTTGGGCTATACCTGGTGGATGGACTGGAGCAGGATGTGATTATTCTGGAAATCCAAGAGTCTGGGGACAAAATTTTAGTTGTAATCTTAATACATTTTCTTCTGGATCAGGACCAACTCAATCACAAATAAATGCTTACAATGATGCTGTTGCAGCACAGGCTATAGCACAAACAAACTATAACAATAAATTGGCAGTATACAATGACAAACTAAGCGTATACAACTCTGAAAATTCAACACTGTCATCAATGAACCAGGTATTGCAAACCAAAACACAGGAACATCTTGATGCCGTTGCAGATACAGAAGATGCTTTAGAATTGAAAAATAGCAGAATAGAAATATATAATCAGTCAATAATTGATTTAAATAATGCTATTAGTGATGCATGGGAATATTACTACGAACAATCACAGAGAGAACTTAATGCTGCTATTGCTCAAGCAGCAGCCAATGCTGCAGCCAATCAGCCGACCCCAGAACCCACACCAGAACCTTCTCCAGAACCAACTGAAGAGCCAACAGATGAACCAACTCCAGAGCCTTCACCAGACCCTACAGATGAGCCAACTGAAGAACCTACACCAGAGCCATCTCCAGAGCCTACAGTAGACCCTACAGATGAGCCTACACCTGAACCTACCCCAGAGGTTACACCAGATCCAGAACCAACTGAGGAGCCAGTCGTAGACCCAACAGAAGAGCCAACTCCTGAACCACAACCAGAACCAACCCCAGAACCAGAACCAACAAATAATCCTGAAATAGAAGATGAAGAGTTGGTTGAACTTATTCCTGAAAAGGGTACAGGAACAGCAGAAGATTTATCTGGAGTTATTGCAAACCTTACAAGCAAAGATAATAAGTTAGTTGTTTTATCACCTGAGCAAGTAGCAGCAGTTAGCCAAACACTGAAGGCTTTGACTCAGGAAGCAAAGGCAGAGGTAGCACAAGATTTAGGTATCAAGTCATCAGAAGTTGAAAAGATTGCAGAGGCAATGAAATCTGACCCTGCCATTGCTACAGCGTTTGTAGAGTTTGAAAGCAGAGCAGCAGAAGCGGGGGATTCAGCAATGCCATTCACATTGGCAGACGCTATTACTGAAGTACAGACAGAAGCATTTTTGGCAGACCCACTTGGAACATTAACAGATATAGACTTTGATAAATTATTAAGCCCTACAGATTGGGGTAAAGATATGACAGATGACCAAAGAGAGAAGGTTCAAGAGGTGGTCATTCCTGTTATTTTGGTAGGAAATATTGTTAGTTCAGTTATGTCACTAAGGAGGTTATAATATGAACATGATTAAGAAGATAGTTAAAGGACTCTTTAAGTGGTTTAAGGCTGCTGTAATTGAGAGTATTGCCCAGATATTTACCATCCTTGGCTTCTTTATTGCTTGGCTTACCCTTACAGGTACCGCCCAGCAGGTAGTGGGGGTAGCCACATTAATATCAATTGCCCTGTGGCTTATTACCATCCCGCTTCGTGAAGATAAAGAATAGTTGGTATAATACAAGTATGAAGATCCGTAATATTTTTTTATCGTGTATACTTGTATTAGGCCTTGGTGGCTGCGGGTATGACGGTCACTATCGCTATCCTTGCCAGGATCCAGTAAACTGGGAAAAGGCAGAATGTAAGCCACCACTTTGTGAGGCTACAGGAACTTGTACAAAAGACTTGATAGGAAAACAGGATGAGTAAGCAAAGATTAACACCGCAGGATCTTGATGCACGACTAAAGTTTATTCTTGGTTGTACACTTGGAGCAATTTTATTATTTACAGCGTTAGGTATTTTATACGCACTTATATTCGTAACACAACCAATTGGAGCACAATCAGAAAATGATAAAATGTTTTTCAATGTGCTTGGTTCAGTTGCTACATTTATCACAGGAACACTTGCAGGACTATTAATTGGTCAAAGTGGTGCTAAAGATATTATGCAAGCACAGATAGATAATAAAAAAGTAGATTCAGAAGTTAGAATGGCAGAAGATAAACTTGATGCAGAGTTAGATGAAGTAAGAGCAAGACTTGCTGCCAAACCAGACGGTGCAATGCCAGCAGAGCAACCAGTAGATACTAATTGGGATAAGGAGTAAGCAATGGCACAAGATGATTTTCCAGTACCAGCAGCAACAGAGAAGGCTCCACAAGGAACTGCTGCTCGTCTTATTCAAGTTGCTAAATCTCAGGTAGGCTATATAGAAGGTCCAAAAGATAACGAAACTAAGTACGGTGCTTTTATGAAAGCAAATTTCCAACCATGGTGCGGAAGTTTCGTAAACTGGTGTGGGTCAGAATCTGGCGTAAAGATTCCTAATACTGTCTACACTCCAAGTGGTGCACAGGCTTTTAAGAAGGCTAACTCATGGATTGATGGAGATTTAGCAGATCCAGAGCCAGGAGATATCGCCTATTTTGATTTCCCATCAGATGGCGTCGATAGAATTTCTCACGTAGGAATTGTTATTGAAGATAACGAAGATGGAACTGTCTGGTGTATTGAAGGAAACACTTCTTCAAAGAAATCAGGAAGCCAAAGAAATGGTGGAGAAGCCTGTAAGCAACTTCGTGCTTTTAAGAAAAATAAAGCAGGAGTTCAAGTTTCTATCGTAGGGTTTGGTCGTCCTAAGTTTGGCGGTAAAGCAGCAGCAAAATCCACTACAAAATCTGAGCCTAATAAGACTGTTAAGAATACTAAAACATGCTCAGAATGTGGCCAAACAATCAAGTAATTGACACATTTTTACTTTAATGCTATACTGAATAGTAAATATAGGAAGGCATATCATGACTTGTATTGCTGTTGTACGTCACGAAGATAAAGTCTATATGGCTGGAGATCGTGGAGCATCAGATGATGGCACTATTCTAGCACTTGAGGCACCAAAAGTTTGGAAGATAGGTCCGTACCTTATTGGATATGCTGGATCAATGGACGGAGAAAGAATCCGTTACAACTTTAAACCAACTGCTCCAAACATTAAAGACACAGATAAGTTTATGCAGACTAGATTTATTAAAGAACTAAAAGAATTTTATAATGAGTTCTGGGTTGATACATCTAAAGATGGAGACCTTGGTTTGATTATTGCTATTCGTGGTGAGATATATGAGCATAGTTCTGCAGATATGTCTTTATCTAAATATACACTTCCATACCTTGCTATGGGTTCTGGTGCAGAGTATGCTTACGGTGTCTTGTATGCAACAGATAAACAAAAAAATGCAAGAAATCGTGTGCATTCTGCTGTAAGCGCAGCAATAAAATTTTCTCCATCCTGTATGGGGCCTATTGACATAGTAAGCATTTAAGGATATACTAGAGGTATGAATCATATGGGTATGGAAGATCTTTCTCCAGAGGAGCAAGAGTTTGGTATCTGGTTACAGAACGGCATTGAGAGAGGCTGGATTAGTGACCCTTATTGCCACACGCATGACGGTGGCTATCAGTATATGAGTCAAGAAGAAGTAGAAGAATGGGAAGCAGGAGGCGACCCATGCGAACACGTAATAAGAATATTCATTTAACAGAAAGGTAATACAATGAAAAAACTACTAACAACACTACTATCACTAACCATTGCTTTGGTACCACTACAGGTGGCACAGGCAAACGATCAAAAGGTTCTTGCCATTATTGATACTACTATTGATTCTAGCAAGATTCCATCAGTTATCTATGAAGCATGTTTTGCACAGTCTGGGGCTAATACATCTTGCCCTAATGGATCTGGATTTATGGAGGGTAAAGGGTCTGCAAACTTACAAATAGTTCCAGCAAAAGGATCATTAAATAATTTTAGTCATGGTACAACTATGACACAAACAGCACTTCTTACTAGTCCAGAGGTTAAGATTGTTTTTGTAAGAATTGCCCATATCACACCGAATGGATCTATGGGAGTTAGCAACCCAGAATCTATTTCAAAGGCAGTAGACTGGGTGTCTAAGAATGCTTCAAAGTATAGTATTGATGCGGTATCAATTAGTCAATCCTTTACTACCGCAACCAACCTATTACGATGTACAAATGATACAACTATCATTAATGCAGTATCCTCACTAAACAATCAGTCAGTTCCAGTTTTTGCTTCTACAGGAAACGATAGACTAACTAATAGAGTTGGCTTCCCATCTTGTGTTAATGGCGTAATTGGAGTTGGTGCTTTGGCCTGGTCAAAAAATACTAAGTTGCCAACAGACTATACAATTATGAGTCCTGTAACTAATAGAGGTCCTGGGCTAGATGTTGTTGCACAAGGAGAACAACAAATTGGATCGGTACAGCATACTGGTACATCTATTGCAAGTGTTATTGCAGCATCTTTATATGTAAATAAAAATACAGATAGAAATGTTAATAATTTTATTGGTACTTTTTCAAAGGTGCTAACATATCCATACATTTCTAAGTAATAGTATAATAGTCCTAGGCAAGACTAAAAACTGCCTACAATAAAAATAGGAGAAAATAATGGAATCAAAAAAGAAAAGTTTGCTAAAAACAATTAGTTGGCCATTTGTGCATTTTACTTTTGTTTCTGGAATAATTTATTTCGTTCTAAAGTATTACACTGGGGAAGCAGAATGGGAATATGTAGGTCTGTATGGACTATCATACCTAACGCTAGAAATGACTTTTTTCTATCTTCATGAAAGAATTTGGGCAAGGTTTGGCAAGAAGGTTAAGTAATGCGTATTAAAATTATTAGATTTATTGTTAAGGCATTAGGGTATGAACTGAGCAACGCTCCAAGAGGGATTCAAACCTGGCAATTAAGAAAGAAGAAGTAATGCCTTCATATGAATATGACTGTATGCCTTGTGCAAAACGGTATATTAAAGAAAGATCTATAAAGGAAAGCGACCCAGGGTACACCTGCGAAACTTGCAATGCTACCCTGGTTCGTGTATACTCTAATGTAGGAGTTACATTCAACGGCTCTGGTTTTTATCAAACTGATAATAGAAAGGTATAATATGTTTAGTATGCTCAAGAATAAGGAAGAAGAGAAGGTATGGCTTCTTGATGCCAATGATCGCTGTGACAGATGTGCTGCTCAGGCATATGTCAAGGTTGTTGGTAAGTCTGGCTCGTCCCTTTTGTTCTGCGGACATCACTATAATAAGGCAATGGATAATGCAATTGGATATGACAATATGATGAAGTTTGCCTTAGAAATTCTTGATGAACGAGATAGATTAATCGAGAATAGATCAGTCGGATCAGAAAATTAATTAGAGGTTAGTAATGAATATCTTGGGTAAAGATTATGAAAAGGTGCTCTATGTTCACATACCTAAAACTGCTGGATCGTCTATAACTAAGGTCTTGCAGGACAATAATTTAGATAATTGGATAAGAGCATATCCAAGGCATCATGATCCATATTTTTATTTAGCACAAGCAAACAATGTTGATGATAAGGTGTTTTCGTTTTCTACCATTAGAAATCCTTATACTCGTACATATAGTTCTTTGCATCAATATAATAAAGCAAA